CAATGACCGTAACGTCATACATTGCGTTTTTTTTTGTTTACATTTTGAAAATTATCGTGTATAATCTATCGTATATGGTTCGTCACCACAACAACGTTTCGGTTTCACATCCGTTATTGTGAATAGGGTCGCCACCTAAACTATAGCGTAGCGGGAATTTGTTCCGGATACAATCATTTTTACTGATTTCAAAATGAGGCGAATATGGCAGCGACAAGCTATGGCGTCAACAGTAATGAAGCGGTGAAACTTTGGAGTAAAAAACTTTCCCGTGAAGTTCTAAAAGAAACATGGGCGAGTAAGTTCATGGGAACCGACTCTAATTCACTGATTCAGGTTGTTGACCAATTACAAAAAGAGGCTGGAGACCGCGTTAGATGCATCTTAAGGATGCAACTGTCTGGAGCGGGCGTCCAGGGTGATGCAACATTAGAAACTAACGAAGAAACATTAATGACGTATACTGACGATTTATATATCGACCAACTACGTCATGCAGTGATATCCGCTGGTAAAATGACTGAGCAGAGAATACCATTTGACATACGTGAAGAGGCTCGGTTAGGGTTACAAGACTGGTTTTCAGATCGCATTGATACGTGGTTTATGAATCAGATTTCAGGTAATTCCGGTGAAACGGATACGAAGAAAACTGGAAACCAAGCGGCTACTGCTCCTGATTCTAGTCATCGTCTTTATGCTGGAGGGATGTCATCCGAAGCGACTCTAACAGCAACGGCCAGCGGGATATTCCATTTAGGGTTAGTGGATAAAGCGGTACTTAAGGCGAAAACATTAACACCATCCATTCGGCCTTTAAGAAAAGGTCCAGCCGATTATGTCATGTTTATCACGCCAGAACAGCATTATGACTTACGAAGTAATGCAGGTACTATGGAGTGGGCTGACATTCAAAAAGCTGCAATCCAGGGTGGCAAAATAGCAGACAACCCGATATTTACTGGCGCAATAGGCATTTACAACGGTGTTTTACTACACGAATCTTTCCGGTTACCCAGAATTACTACCGCGGCTGGCGCATTAAAAGGAGGGCGTTCTGTTTTGGCAGGTGCGCAAGCGGTCATGATGGCCTATGGACGTGATTCGTCTTCAGAAAGATTCCGTTGGGTTGAAAAACTATTTGATTATGAAAACTCATTAGGCGTTAGTGCTGGGATTATCGCCGGGTTGAAGAAAACGATTTATAATAGCCAAGATTTTGCGACGATTACCGTTTCTTCAGCACACTCAGCTAATGCAGTATCCGCCAGTGGGAGGTAATTAATATGGGTACTTTCAATTCATCATTATCAACAGCAGGACCAGTCTTGCAAAACAATTCTGGATTCGTCAATGTTGCATTTTCAAAACATATCTGGTCTAGCACCGCATCAGCAAGTCAAAATATCATCATGACGCCATTACCAGCAGGTTCGAGAATCACCGACCTGTTTGTAACAGTCGATGGTGATATCTCTGCAGGCGCTTTTCTTCAGGTGAGAGACAGCAACTATAATGGAATCTATGTGTCTTCGTTAACTTGTTCTGGCGCGCATTTCCATCGTATGAATTGCACAGGTACGGTTCTTAATCGAAGAATGACGTCTAGTGCGAATCTGTATATCGTGGTTAACGGAGGAGGCGATGCAGCAACTTCACCTTGCTCTTTGACTTTTAATTTGGTAACCTCTTACTTAACAAGAGATGTAGGCGACTAGGAAGACTAGACCCCATTATCAACATAGTGGGGTCTTTTTTTAACATCAGGTAAGCAATATGAAATTAATAAAAGAAATATTTGAAGAACTCACTACTGAACAATGCGAAATAATGAAAAGAAAGGACATGCAAGAACTGGAAAGATGGATATGGAAAGTATGCGAACTACATAATACAGACCCCGACAATCCTTCAATATTATTTCTTCTAGGCACCGGTTTTCTTAATCTAGGATGTTTTGGAACCGCAATTTCACTACTCACTAGGGCAACACAGCTTTATCCTGAATCAGCCGAAACATTCAACAATCTAGGCGCTTGTTGGAAACAATTGCATCAGGTGGATAAGGCAAAAATTTACCTTGAAAAATCACTCCGTCTTCGTGTTGATCCTGAAACATTAAGCAATTTTGCAACACTTTACATCAATGGTGGACAACCAGAGAAGGGAATCGCTTACGCCGAAGCTTCAATTAGGATGGCTGAGGAATTAAATAAACCATCGGATCAAGCGAAATGGAACCTTGCGCTACTGCAATTGGAGACCGGGGACATCATCAATGGGTTTAGTAATTCAGACCATGGTCTACTGAGCGGTGATCGTTGGTTAAAACCATACATTTCGAATGGAGAAAGAATACCATACTGGAATGGAACGTTTGACGAAAATAAAAGAATATTAATATACGATGAACAAGGTCTTGGTGACAGAATCCTATTTGCGAATTGCATCAGGAATTTCAAAGGGAAGATGAAAGTGATCTTAGATGTTCACCATAGATTAGAAGGACTTTATCGCAGATCGTTCCCATGGGTTGAAGACGTATGGCCCAATGCTAAGGATGAACCACGAGACGATATTGGCGAACACCAAGTTGATTATGTGGTTGCTTCTGGTTCTCTTCCTAAATTTTTCTGGAAAGAAACTTCTAACATTGACAGGACACCATACCTGTTGCCTAATCCTAATCATGTCAAATTCTACCGTGAAAAGCTATTCAAAGATTTAGGAAAACCCCCTTATATTGGTGTTGGTTGGAAAGGAGGTACACCAAAAACACATCTCAATGATCGTTCTGTAAAATTGACTGATATTGCTAATTTGTTTTCTGATTTTGATGGTACTTTGATTTCACTTCAGTATACCAATGATGCACAGGATAAACTGGATAGATTTAACCGTGGATCAACATTCAAGATACATTATTTAGAAGAAATTACAGAACCAAAAGGAGACTATGACAATACCGCGGCTATTGTTGGCGCACTGGATTGCTGTTTTGTTCCTAATACTGCCGTGATTCATCTATGTGGTTCAATGGGGAAAAATTGTGTTACCTTTACACCAATCAAGAAGGCTTGGCGTTACTGTGGTAATGGTGACCATTTACTCTGGTACGGAGACCATTTGATACAAGTACATGAACTGCCTGGAGACACCAAAGATCAATGGCTAAACAGAGCAAAGAGGGTTTTTTATGAGCGCAACAACTATGCTTAACAAGACGATGGTTACAGCAACTATAACAACTTCACTTATGGGTTTAGTGGGGTGGCAATGGGATTCACTGAAGGAATGTTATGCAAGCAACCAGATGATGGAAAAAAGTATCAGTGAATTAAGTAATGAATTGAGTCAACTAAGGAAAGATTTCATTAAACATAGGAAAGATTTCCTTGAACATAGTCGTATTCATAGAGATGAAAATAAAAGTGAGGATTCATTATGACTGAAAATTTAGTACAAAAACAGATTAGGTTTACCAAAGCGGTAGCCGGGTTAATCAACAAAGTGAGTGACTTCGGGTTTGATGGTGTAACATTCGGAGAAACATACCGTCCACCTGAAACTGCTAAATTATATGCATCAATGAAGATTGGAATAGCAAATTCACTACATACACAGAGATTAGCGGTTGATCTTAATTTCTTCAAGAATGGAGTCTATGTTAGCGACACTGAAAAGCTAAGAGGTATTGGTGAATGGTGGGAATCACAAGGTGGCACCTGGGGTGGAAGGTTTAAGGACGGGAATCACTTTAGCTTTGAACACAACGGTGTAAAATGAAAACGATCATTGTAGGGAATGGTCCATCCGTACTCATGATGAATATTGGTGAATACATTGACCAATTCGATCACGTCATTAGACTAAAACGCTGTTACCAATCACTTAAACACCCAAAACAATTTGGTAATAGACGAGATATTCTCGGTGGAAGTTTGACGATTGCGAAAGAGTTACTGACGATACCAGAATTTAGAAAGTTTTGGGTATTTCTGGACAGCAGGCACCAAGGGGTTGACCATCAATTCATTTACCAGTCTGGAAAGGACGTACTCTGTGATAAAGCGCTATGCGATGAAACGGATCGTTTGTACAATTCATTAAAGGAAACTTTTGTGGAAACTGGGCACCCACACACCTCACAGGGTATGAAGTCAATTGCGTATGCCCTAAAGCATCTTGAACAGGATTATATCGAACTGGTTGGATTCGATAACGTTTATTCGGGTAAACTCACATGGTCAACCACGAGAGGTCCAGATTGGGAACATTATCCGGATCACAATTGGAAGATAGAAAAAATGATGGTTCCTATACTATCAGATCAATACAAAACACCAATAGGATTTAAGATATGATTAGATATGTCACAAGTTTTAGTGTCGCAGGATATGAACACTATGGTAAAACCATGCTTCAAGGACTGTTAGAACATTGGCCGGAAGGCGAAATATTCGTCTATTACGAAGACAAAAAACCAGACCTTGACGATCCAAGGATCACCTATAAGAACCTATTTGATATAGAAGGTTGTACGTGGTTTTTAGAAGGGATAGACCGGTTTAATGCGCTAAAGGGAAGGATTGGTCAGAATACTTACTCGTATAGACATGATATATTCAAGTTCTGCAGGAAATCATTTGCACAAATTGATGCGGCACGAGACTACAAAGGGACATTAATATGGTTGGATTCGGACATAGAAACGTTTAGGAACATCCCGGAACATTGGTTCTATGAATGGTTGGGAGATACTGCAGTAGCATACTTGGGTAGAAAGGAATGGCATCTATGTGCATCGTTCCTAATATGGGATTGCTCAATGGTTGAAACAAAGCGGTTTTTTGAAATCTATCAGGACATCTATCTGAATGGTAACGTTTTAACACTACCTGAAATTCACGATAGTTTCATTGTTGAAGTCCTAATCAATCAATTAAAGATGCCGGCAACAGATATTACCGGGAATGTTGATAAAAAAGGACCATATAACGTATTTGATACAGTATTCGAGGGGCGAGCAAGACATCTCAAAGGAAAATTGAAGTCAGCACCAAGACGTTATAACCAGTTGATTGACATTGTATCCGAGATGAAACCCGAGAGGATTATTGAGATCGGAACCTGGAATGGTGATCGCGCGATTCAAATGCACGAGGCAAGTCCTGATTCTTTCTATTACGGTTTTGACTTGTTTGAGTTTGCTAATGATGAAACCGATCAGAAGGAATTAAACGTCAAGAAACATTACCATGGTCAGGAAGTTGCGTTAAAATTACATAACCACGATATTCAATATCAGTTATATGCTGGAGATACCAAAGATACACTACCAGAATTTCTTGAGAAAAATGGAGAAAAATTTGCACAATTGATCTTTATTGATGGTGGACATTCCATTGAAACGATCAAAAGTGATTTCGAATATTGTAGTCGGTTAATTGCGCCAGGTGGTATTATTGTCTTAGATGACTACTACGAAGGAAGAGATGATACAGATCGGTTCGGATGTAATTTCTTGGTTGACCAGTTGCCATTCGCTCATGTTTTACCAATTTCCGATCCTGTATCAGACCAAGGTTATGTTAAGATGGTTCTAATTAGACATGGTGACTTAGATGAATTTAATAACCGAAGATTATATTGAAATTAACAGAATTTTACATGACAAACACCCAACGTATGGCATGTCTGGTCATCGTTGGGCACCTAAGATTATCCGATTGATGTCAGACTACCAGTGTAGAAGCTTGTTAGACTATGGTTGTGGTAAAGGAACATTAAAGGTTGCTATTGAATATTATTACCCGTTTATTGAAATTATTGAGTATGATCCAGCAATTTACGGTAAAAATTCATTACCGAGTCCAGCAGATATTGTGGTTTGCACTGATGTGTTAGAGCATGTAGAACCTGAATGTATTAATGATGTTCTTAACCACATCAGGACACTCACTAATAAAATCATTTTTATCACTGTTGCGACTAGACCGGCTAAAAAGATGTTATCTGATGGTAGAAACGCGCATCTCATCATTAATACCCAGGAATGGTGGGTTAATAAAATTGAGAAGTACTTTGTCATTGATGAATTAGTAAAAGACCTTACTCAGAATGGAGAGTTTACAGTCATTGGGAGTTTAAGATAATGGCAACATATGGAGAAATGAAATCAAGGATCATGAGTGAATTGAACAGGGATGACCTTAGTCGAGCGGCATCAGCAGCAGTACAGACATCTATCAAGTATTATGAAACTCAGCGTTTTTGGTTCAATGAACAACGTGCGCAAATCACTTCTATTGAATCACAAGAGTTTTATAGATTGCCTAGTGATTTTGTCATGCACGATAGTTTAAGTCTAGTGGATGGTTCAAATTTAAGAAAACTGTACCAGATTGACTACTATCAGATCATGGACATGATTAATAGAAACCCACCCACTGAAGCAAGACCAACACACTATGCCATCTATTCAGACCAAATACGGTTGTATCCAACTCCAGATTCAGACGTATATATATTTGTTCTTAGTTATGTCAGGAAGTTGGATTCATTATTATCTGATTCAGCTTACAACGAATGGACTAATACAGCCGAAGCGTTAATCAGATCACATGCGATGCGTTCTATTGCGGGTGGTGTTTTACATGATCCACAACTTATGCAGGTTTATGATGTCTATGTCAATGGGGAGTACAAGTCACTCAGAAATCTGACTAATTCAAAGACATCATCCGGGAAAGTGAGAAAGTACAATTATCCAATCTAGGACTAAAAGATGCTTAAATACTCCAACAATGTCTATGTAACACTTCAAACTTCATTTTCCTCAACAGAAGTCTCAACGATGTTGATAAACCCCGCTACTGGGATTTACAACACTCCGTTTGATTGTCATAGTGGACACGAGGGGATTGTAACGCTGGTTGATGATGCTTTTAACCCATCGAATTTAGAAATCGTACGCTATAGAAAACTGAACACAGCGACCTATGGTTTTTCACTGAAGACATTGGAACGCGCACTTGAAAGTACGTCTGCTAGAACTTGGCCGTCTGGTACAATAGTCTATCAGGCACCAACAAAAAGAGTATTAGAAAATATCCAGCTTGCATATAATGCCAAGAACCTAATCACGAATGGTAATATGTCTGTGGACCAACGGTTGTGTGGTGGATATAAAACAAACGCTGGATATGGTTTAGATCACTGGTTCCTAGAACAAAATACAGGAACAGGACGCCTAAGATTCAAACAAGGTGTCCTTGCTTCTCCGTGGAATCCTGCATTCGGATTATTCAATTGCCTGAGTGTTGAGGTATTAACGACGGATGTCACACAAAGCGCTGGCGTGTATTATCACATAGGAACCAGAGTTGAAGACCGTGATATGCAGGTTCTTAACTGGGGAGGATCAATTACTGGTAATTCTAAGCAAGCACAGACAGCAACATTAGCTTTTTGGGTTAAACATAATTTAGCAGGAACACACCATGTTGCTATAGCGAATCGTGGACATACTAGACACATGGTTCTGCCATATAACATTGCATCGGCTGCTGTATGGTATCACAAGAGTCTTACTATACCGCCACCACCTGCAGCAGTGAGTGACGAATGGCGTGTTTCAGGAACTACAGGGTTACATATCTACTGGAATTTGGGACCACTATCACAAACAGCTTGCACTTCAGCAGCGAGTGTCTGGGTTTACGATGCCACATATCAAAAGAACTTTGGATATAAGGATGCTGCTAACCAAATGTACACCACAGCAACACCAATATTCGAATTAACAGGGGTGACGCTATATCCAGGGAAGCAAAGGATATTTGCCGACTTTGAACCATTCTCAATAACGTTGCAGAGATGCCAAAGATACTATGAGAAGAGTTACAATTACGATGTAACACCGGGGTCAGTCATGACAGCTGGATATTGTCATAGATTTAGACTTACTGGGTTAGGTAATCTTGGTCATAATTTTGTCAATAATGCTCATTTCAAAGTATTAAAAAGAACAACACCATCATTTACGATCTACTCACCGGATACCGGTACGTCTGGAGTAACAAGAGATTATGATGCAACACCGGGTGATATTGCTCCGATAACCACGCAGATATTTCAAACACACGCATACGTCATTTCTCAAAACTCAGCGGCGGCGAGTTACAACGTTGACGGGGGATTCCATTGGGTTGCTGACGCGGAGTTAACATGAACACCATTTCTTACCAACCGCCTATTCCGGGCGAAGTCACTGTCGAAATACTGAGTTCTTCATCCTCCGTTATTGACACTTATTCACCTCAACAACCAGTCAATCCACCTCAAGAAATCGTAGCACCAGTTTGGCCACCTGTTGAGCCGGAAATATTCCCTATTGAATCAGAACCTAAGGAATCCCCAGGAAGAGTGACTATTAAAGTAGCATCAGCAGAATATTGCTCTGAATCACTAGATACCGTGCAGGTGACCTATAAAGATGGTTATATCGTATCTACGCCGTGGCCTAGTAATGTTCCACACTCAGTTGATCTTAGGCATTGGGTTGATGATGGAAACATCATAGGAGCCTATGTTCCACCTAGTGAACCTACAAATGATGAAATCGTTGATTTAAGAATTAGAAATGATCCGGTACTGAACGGAATGGTCAGTGTTTTTTCAAACATTATGGGTGTTTCTTCTAATGAAATTATTGCTCTTATAAAAAGCGCTATTAAATGAACAACTATCCGCCACTAGCAAGGTTTCCACTAGCAAGATTCGGAATCACTGGAAGTTCTGTAGATGTACCTAGAACAGATCAAATTCAGTATCCATACCTAGTGAATTATGGTTTAAATTTAGAGATTAGTAGAACAGGCCATATTCAGTATCCATACCTAGTGAATTATGGTTTAAATTTAGTACCGTTGCGGATGCTGCACATTCAGTATCCATACCTAGTGAATTATAGTTTAGATATATCATTTAATAGAACAGATCAAAACCAGTATCCATACCTAGTTAATTATAGTTTAGATTTAGAGATTAGTAGAACAGATCATATTCAGTATCCATACCTAGTGAATTATGGTTTGGACATATCATTTAGTAGAACAGACCATATTCAATATACATATCTAGTTGATTATAGTTTAGATATATCATTTAATAGAACAGATCAAAACCAGTATCCATACCTAGTTAATTATAGTTTAGATTTAG